TTAAAGTATATGACATTGCATCGATTCAGTTTTTAGGTTGTGTGGGGGGGGTAAAAGGTTTTGGTTTTGTTTTTGACGCAACTTTTTCCGAAGGGTCGAATGAGAGGGGGTCGAAGGGGGAGGGACGAAGTCCCGATAAAAGAAGTATATGATCAAATGCAAGGATTATACTGCTTAATCGCTTTTCTCCTTTGATGCTTCCTCTTGGATAAGTGCCTCATTATGCGCTTTGGCTCCTTCTTCATTCGCAACCTCGCGCTCTTCGAAATCTGTAGTCTCTTTTACTCCTACTAAATTACCCTCTTTGTCAATTGTCTGTGTGAGTTTATTACCACTCTTCTGTGCATTTTTAATATTCTCCTCAATCGCCTTCTTCTTTGTCTCTTTAACACGACGTTCGAAATCCTCCTTCGCTTTCGCTTCATTCTTCATCTTCTCTTGATGCAATTGGTTGAGTTCTTCCTCTGCAAATTCTAAACGACCCGTCTTGTATGCATCTGGGTCCCACGGAATCCAAATACCCACTGGACCAACGAAAATGTCGTGATTGGGGTCGAAATCGCGGACCTTCTTGCATCGCAATTCCGCCTCCTCTTGGGTAGAATAAACACCGCGCAATTTTAGCCCTCTTACTGATGTCTGAAATTCGTTCTGCTTCTGGAATTTCTGCGTAAGTTGTTCTTCGTTTTTATCCAAAAAGGTTTTGTAATCGTCATATACACTATCTTGCTTCATTTTCACGTCCTCTTCCTTGATGAAATCCGTATAATCACTAATAACGTCATCTACTTTGAGATTGTATTTATAGGATATGAAATGAATGAAATCGAAAAATTTGCTCATTGATTTATTGAAATCCCATTGTTTTAGGAATTCGTCAAATAAAAAAATCTCGCGTTGTTTCAATACTTTTTCCGGAGAAATGAATGAAATACAGGCGAATTTTTGTCCTGCAATGGGGGGGTCCTCGTCACATACATCAATATATTTAGGATTTATTTGACCGTTTTCTAGAATTTTTCGTTCGAATCCCTTGGTAGAAGACATTAGATAAGAATTTAGGAAGTTTCTGTTTAAGTATTTTTTGCAATGATTTGAATTGTTTTTTCGATTTTACGGCTAAATTATAATCAATCGTAGTTTTTTTATTTTTCTATATTATATAAAATGAGTGCTATCTTTGATTTCGGAGAACTTGTTAAAAGAGCTATCAAATACATTGTCGAAGGTATTATGGTTGCTATTGCTGCCTATGCCATTCCTAAGAAGCAGTTAAATGTCGAGGAAGTTGTTATTATTGCATTGACCGCTGCCGCAACTTTTAGCGTTTTGGACGTTTTCATCCCATCTATGGGAGTTAGCGCACGTAGTGGTGCTGGTATGGCCATCGGAACTGGAGTTGCGGGTGGTATCCGTATCGCTGGTTAAAGACCCTTGTTTTTCGGGGGGTAAATGATAAGGTAAGTAAAAAGGGGGGCCTCCGGTCCGGAGGCCCGATGTCAAATAATTGTATATTACAAAATACATACAATTATTTATTTCCTTCTACTTTCTCTCATCTTTCTCTCATATTCGAGTTTTAAATTGTGTGACCTAGGGTCTTCAAGCTCTGAATGTCCTTTCACCGGAAAACCATTTGGATGATAAGGCTTTTCTGCTGGAAATGGTCGCCCTTCTCTTGATGCCCTCGTAAAATCGAGTTTTAAATTGTGTGACCTAGAGTCTTCAAGCTCTAAAAGTCCTTTCACTTTATGTCCTGTCGAAATGGCTCGACGTCTTTCTATCGACTTAGATTGTGTTCTGCGGCCTCTCTGGGTCCGTCCATTCGACCGCGACCTACTACGGCCTCGCTGAGACGGACCATTAGACCGTGACCGTGAGAGTGACCGTCTTGTTCCTTTTTGTTCTTCTTTTACTTCTGTTCGTGGCATATATAATCATTTGAGATAATTTTATGTCTTTTGTCAAATAGTAAAGGGGGAAAGGAAAAAGGGGAAAAGGGTCCCCCCGGAGGGGGAAAGAGATAAATGTATATGATCAAACCGTAGGGAAAAAGACCCAGTCTAAATCATTACAAACCATCTTCCATATCATATCCTGTTCCAATTGTTTCTCGCGGTCCTTCATCATCGGTATAAAAGGCAAATACTGGGTTTGTTCCAATAAAACACACAACTGATAAAGTGTATATGTATAATTGAAAAAATTCGTCCGATTCGGAGGACAATGAACCGCCCAAGGTTTCTGTATTTCTATAAAAAGAACACACAATGTTTCGTGCAACTCCTCATTCATAATCGGCGGCTTTATACCGAAGATAGAATTAATGTATTGAATATGTTCGAAATATTTATTTAGCCCAAGTTTCCTTAGAATTTCCCGCATTTTATCATAATTGATTTCCCGCATATCTTTGATGCGTTCCTTCTTTATACGTGCGCGAATCGACTCAATCACCTCCTTGGGAATCTGCGTCGTTTCTTTCGCCTGAAACTGCGACAAAATTTCTTTGAAATGATTCAACCGTATATAAGCTGTATATGACACTTCATTCGGCGGCTCTTTATTCGACGGTTTCGAATTATCCACAATATAGGTGATAAATTTCCCACATTCTTGATTGTTGCATATAAGAATTCCCTCATCATCTTGTGGTATGAGTTCGCCTTTTCGACAGGATTCACATACATCACTTGGAATCACGAAATCGTGAATATTGATGATTTCGCGATTCACGTTCTTCCAGTATTTTTGATATGTGGTTTTGGCGCGGTTATATCGGTCACCATTCAGATTTTCCGATTCTGGATTGGTCGCCTTTATTTTGAAAAAAGAATGGAGAATATTGGTGTTCTGTTTACCACCTCCTGCAGAAATGTCTTTTTTCTGTTCGAAATAATCGAAAATATAGCGGGAATTATCGAGGAGGTAATTTTTCTTTTTTTGGGAAAGAGTTTTGATTTGTATTTTTATTTGATTCATTTTATCGCGTATATCCATAATTTCTTCTATTTGACTGGATTTCAAGAGTTTTATTCGGGCTTTCAACTGTTCTTTTTCTTCTATTAAGGCGGGTATAGTTTCTTGTTCGATTTCTTCAAATGTATTTAGCATTTCTTTATGTTTTTCGTCGATGGTATTTTTTTGTATTTGACGTTTTGCCGCCATTTAGTCATATATGAGGTTTATGATAGATTTTCTATATCTTTTTCTTCTGGGTTTGTTTATGTTTTGCAAAATATTTTATATGCTAACACCATAAAACAAAATATGTATTTTACGCATTCGTTATTTATTTACATATGATAATTTATAGGTAAATAATATACAAATACTTTACTCTATGAGTTTAAAACAAAAAAGTATTAGGAAGGGGTTTATTCCAACTCCATTAAAACCTTTTACAAAACAACTTTCTGTAAAAACGCCTTATACATCAAATTCAGTTCCAGGAAACGTTGGACTACCTACAGGTAAAGCAATGATTGAAACTACACATAAAAATGCGGAAAAATCATTATATGCATTTGATCAATATTTTAAAGAAAAATTAAAAAAACCTAACGTAAAAAACATATTACAAGATTTTGTTGTAAAAAATGGTATTGGTCAAGATTTCATACCTAATGAAAATAAAAAAAAGGCAATGTTACAATTATTAAATAAAAAGGGTATAGATTTTATAACAGATGGTAGATGTGAAAAACTCTATAATTTAATTCGTTCTTCTAATGTTGATAGGCCACAAATAACATCTTTGTTGTTAGAATGTTTGAACCGTAAAGATACAATTCCTGTTTCAGAACAAAGAGAGATGTATGCATATTCAACAAATGGATTGCGTAAAGTATTAGGTAGAGTTACCGAGTTTGATGAAAATACTATATATTTCGAAACAGTAAAACAAGCTGAACAAAGAGGATATTCAAGTATCCCATTAAACCCTGATAGCGAAGAATCTAAACGCTTATTTGAAGTTATTTCTCAAGATAAAAATTTCCAAGTTGGTTCATCCATAAAAAATGATAATGGAAGAAATGTTAATTTAACAAAACCAGCTTTTGGTAATTTTAGTAAAAATGTTTATGGCAAATGTCAATTATGTGGAAATGACATAAATCTTTATTATTTTGAAATATTTGATGCGACGGTTGGTGATAAATCTGATGGTTTTGTATGTGCTAGAAATTTTTCTGGACTTGATATAGATCATACATTACCCCCGGGTGAAGGAAATTGTTGTTCATTAGATAGTAGTTGCGAAAGAACTATGTCCGCATTAAATAAATATAAAGGAGATACACTTCTTTCTATAGGACTTACACCTACTCACGCAAAATGCAATCAACGTAAAAGCAATAAAAAATTTATAATATTAGAAAAAGGGAAATATGTTCCATATACAAAAGATATACTTAGTTGGTTAGGCGAAATGAAAGAAACATTTAGTTCCGGAAGACAAGACACGTTACTTAATATAGAAGATTGTTTTCACGGGACTAAAGATAAATTTATCAAAGAAACGCGACAATTTATTTTTGATGAGATGTCGAGAATATGTTCTACTTTAAATGCGAACCATAAATCTCAAAATTTATTAATTTATTTACGAATGTTATTTCGTATGTCAGTATTTGCAGTTGAGAAAATTCATAAACCTGAAAAATGGATTAAATATGGAGGAAAAGAAATGTATATGAAAGGCGGTTCTTACTGTTCTGAAAATATTAGTCAAATTAATAGTAGAGAAATCGATGGATTAGTTGAAGATATTTTAGATACAAGGTCAAATTTTAATATTGATGAATCAGATGATCTTATCGAAGAAGATGAAAAGTTTGGTAATATTCGTCCTATTAAAAAAAATATACCTAGACAACGTAATTTTAGATCCAGTTTAAAGACTCAACAAATCAAAAAAGCAAAAGAATCAAAGAAAAGAGAACAAGAAACAAAAGAAAAACGTGCATTCCAGACAAGAACAAGTCGAAAAATAGGAAAAACCCAAAATGATTTAAAGATGGAAGATGTGGAAGAAAACAATTACGGTGGTTCATATAAAAAAATCTATGCAAGAAAAACCCGCAAACTTAAGCCCCATACATCCAAGTAAAAACCATCAAAAAACAACCGCCAAATACACTATATGTCATATACATCTGATTCTTTTTCCTCCTTATCCGTAGAAATATCACAAAAAGACATTTTACGAATGAAATTCCTGCATAATGCAGTAGAAAACGGCTGGACGGTGAAAAAACGCCAAGATTCTTACATTTTCTCAAAAAAACACGAAAATAAAAAAGAAGTTTTTCAACAAGACTATCTGGAGAAATTCATCAATTCCAATTTCCAATTACCCGGGTGATAACCATATTACGAAAGCCCGAAGGGCGAAATAAATGTATATGATCATATAAAAATATTTGTAAAAACCTCCATCTGTTGAAACATTTAGGTATTTTATATTTTTAACCCCTTTTTCTCAAAATATTATCTTTTACTACTATATAAAAAAATGGCTGGTGGTCTATTACAACTCGTTGCTTACGGTGCTCAAGACGTGTTCCTTACTGGAACTCCGGAGATTACTTTCTGGAAAGTCTCTTATCGCA